TTGCTTTTTGCGGAAGCCAACGCTATAAAGTATATATGTAGGCATTCCAAAAAGGGAGGCATACAAGATATAGATAAGGCTATACATTATCTAGAAATGGTAAAGGAGAGAGACTACTCGTGAGAAGCACACAAATACCCCTATTTACACCCGAAACAGAATGGGTCATGCCAGATGAACTAAAAGATCTGCGTGGAGCCAAAGAAATAGCAATCGACTTAGAAACTAATGACCCACACCTAAAAGAATTAGGATCTGGTAATGTGACTGGAAAAGGGCACATTGCTGGCGTTGCGGTGGCCGTAGACGGCTGGTCAGGCTATTATCCAATACACCACGAGCAAGGCGGTAACATGGATAAAAATCTGGTGTTAAATTGGCTAAAAGATTTGTTTAAACAGGAAGATACAACCTTTATTTTTCACAATGCCATGTATGATATCTGTTGGCTTAGGTCAGCAGGGCTTACCATAAAAGGACCCATAATGGACACTATGATAGCAGCATCTTTAATTGATGAAAACAGAATGTCATATCAATTAAATGCTCTCTCTAAATTTTATGTTGGCATAGGTAAAGATGAAAAAATTTTATTGGAGGCTGCAAAAGAGTATGGGTTAAATGCTAAAGCAGACATGTGGAGATTACCACCAATGTTTGTGGGTCAATACGCAGAACGTGATGCAGAATCAACTTTAAAACTTTGGCAAAGATTAAAAATAGAACTCTACAATCAAGAGTTAATGGACATATTTAACTTAGAAATAAAATTATTTCCTTGTCTTGTTGATATGAGATTTAAAGGAGTCAGAGTTGATTTAGAAAAAGCACAAAATATTAAACAAAATTTAATTAAAAGGGAAGAAAAAATTATACAAAATATTAAAAAAATGACTGGTGTTGATGTAGAAATTATGGCAGCCAGAAGTATAGCAAAAGCTTTTGATAAATTAAAACTTCCATATGACAGAACAGAGAAGAGTAAAGAACCAAGCTTTACAAAAAACTTTCTACAAAATCATCCACATGAATTAGCAAGATCGATTGCAGAAGCAAGAGAACTAAACAAGGCACACACAACATTTATAGATTCAATTACTAAACACGAACACAATGGTAGAATACATGCAGACATAAATCAAATTAGATCAGACCAGGGTGGCACAGTCACTGGTAGATTTAGTATGAGTAATCCAAATTTACAACAAATACCTGCAAGACATCCTGAACTTGGCCCAATGATTAGATCTATATTTATTCCAGAAAAAAAACATGTCTGGGGTTCATTTGACTATTCACAGCAAGAACCAAGAATTCTTGTGCATTACGCAAAACTACAAAATTTAGAAGGAGTTGATGAAATTGTAGACGCATACAACGCCGGAGACGCTGATTTCCACCAGGTCGTGGCCGATATGGCAGGCATAGAACGGAAGCAAGCCAAGACGATTAATTTAGGTCTTATGTATGGAATGGGTAAAAATAAATTAATGGCAGAACTGGGTTTAATGAAAGAATCAGCAGAGAAATTAATTAGACAATATCATATCAAAGCTCCATTCGTAAAAAAACTTATGGATAATGTATCTCGTAAAGCAAACGACAGAGGTAAGATCAGAACTTTACTAGGACGTGCATGTCATTTTGATTTATGGCAGCCTGTTCAATTTGGGGTTTTTAAACCTTTACCATTAGAACAAGCCAGAAAAGAATACGATGAGCCTTTAAAAAGAGCCTTTACTTACAAGGCTTTAAACAAACTAATACAAGGGTCCGCGGCGGATATGACAAAAAAATCTATGGTAGCTTTGTATGAAAATGGTATAATACCACACATACAGATTCATGATGAGGTAGATATCTCTGTTGAGTCTGACAAAAAAGCAGAGGAAATAATACAGATTATGGAGGCTGCTGTTGAATTAAAAGTCCCTAACAAGGTTGATTACGAGAAGGGAGAAAACTGGGGTGAAATTAAATAATGGCATACTTAAATGCAAACATACCTGTACAATACGCTCAAATAAGAAGAGAATATTTATATGATCGTAAAAAACATCATGGCGAAGTTGAAGACTGTATTATATTCGGCATCAGTTGTATGGGGGGAAGGGCTATATTATTTCACGCTCTTATGGGTAACGGCGCAATCTTTTATCGCTTACCTATTAGCGCGTTTATTCAGCAAGGATATAGACCAGAAAACGTTCCCAAGCGACGCCTTGATGAACTTGAGCTTTGGAATTCTTTCTCTTATTATCCTGCTGTCACTCATTGGTCTATTTTAAGCGCAGCCTCTGGAAAATATATTGGTAAAGATAAAAAATGGCACCATGGTAAATACTTATTTACAGTTGACTTTGCTCATCCTGAGACTAATATAATAGATCCTGATCATTCAGAGATACCGCACGAACATAAGTGCGCACACATAATTGCTCTTGATGATGGCAATTTTGCTGCACAACCTAACAACAGATGTATTTGGGACTTACCTTCGTTTACTGTAAAAGATGAGATTCCAAAATGGAAAGTACAAACATCTGAATGGAATGTTGAAGATATGGGTAAATGGAAAACAGAAGATACTGATAAATTCTTCTACGAAATTGAGGAAAAGAAACATGATTAAAAAAATTTGGAATAAAATAAAAGCCATTTGGGACAGTGTTGTTTCAAAATTTTGGCAAAATTAAATTCTTATAGCGCTTATAAGATAGGGTGATAACGGGAGACTGCTATCACCCGGTACTAATTATGAAAACAATACCAGACGCAATTGCAGATATAAAAGAGTTTATTAGAAAAGTAATTGATAAACCTTTGTCATGGATGGAATCCTTTGGTAGTTGGATGAATGTTTATGCCTGGAATAAAAGATGGAAAAATAGAAAAAATGGATACGGATATAAAAACGAAGACTTGTAAAGACTGTCACCACAAATGTCATTGTGATGGTGACTTACATGCAGATGAATATGGTTTATGTACCTGTGAGGAGTGTAAATGCTAACAAGGGAGTCCAGAGATGAAATGGATAAAAAAATTATGGAATCGTTATGTGGAATGGTTATTTGATGAACATGACCCAAACAAAAAAAAGTAATTTATGGCACTAAAAATTTCGGAATCAGCTTCGGTACAGATGCCTATGAAGACGGTTGCCAGCCTGATCACGATAATCGCAGTCGGCACGTGGGCTTATTTTGGCATTCACGAAAAGCTCAACCAGCACAGCACAAAGATAGAGTTGATGCAAAAAGATTTAGACCAAAACTCAGAGTTTAGAATTAAATATCCAAGAGGTGAGTTAGGTCAATCAGCTGGAGAGGCAGAACTATTTATGATTGTAGAACACGTTAGTGGTTTATTAGAAGATGTAGAAGCAGAAATTAAGAGTATGAGAAACAATGCAGTTAACATAGAGTTTTTAAAAAAAAGAACTGAGAAGTTAACTGAAGACGTAGAAAAAATAATTAGAAATGGCAATGGATCGAAACACTAGAAAAGTATTACAATACATGGAAGACATGGAGAAAAAAGTAAAACAGATGAAATTTATTAGAGATCTTAAAGTAGAAGTTGAAATAAACGGAACTGGCACCCATAAATATAGATACAAACGTGGACCAAACAAAGGTAAAGTAACACAATGATAGAGACTGTATTTGCATTAATTTTAACATTAAACGGCAACATGATAGAGCATGTATACAAACCCAACCTCAGCGATTGTTTGAAATCCAAGAGGATCGCGCAGAACGAGGTTAACCCTGAAAGAGTTGTATTTACTTGTAAAAAGGTAGAGGCTCAGACAGAGATATACATGGACCGGAAAAAGATCATTAAAATATTAAAATAATTGAAGAAGCCTAATAAGAAAAGAAATCCAATAGCAAGACAATTAAAACACTTTACTTCAAAAGTTTTTAAGAATAAGAAAAGATATGACAGAAAAAAACTGGAAACAAAAAGTCTTGGAGACTGAAATAGTTTCTGGACATTGTCCAGAGTGCGAGATGTATACCATATTAGTTGGTTTACATAGATCTTTTTACAGATGCACAAATTGTGGTTATGATGTAGAGCAAAAAGTTAACGGTGTGATTCAATACATGAGAATAGATAAAGATACAAAGATGACACTGCTTAACGATGGCCAAGATTAAAGGATTTTTAAATAAGATAGCTCACGAGCCCATTTTTCATAAAACAAGTATTGGACGTAGACCCAGCTTGCAAAAAATGAACAAAAATAAACGAAAAAATTTTAAACCCTACCGGGGACAAGGACGTTAATGAAATTTATATTAGTATTTACAATCTGCGCACAGATGTATCAAAATTGTTTACCACCTACACCACACAGCGATGTTTACTCATCACATTATGAATGTGCAACTGAAGGTTATGCAATAGCGCAAGAGATGATGTATCAAATGGGGCAGAATCGTGTCAATAATGACCAAATTGTGATTGGTTTTAAGTGTGAACCCAAAATGGACATTTAATGTTGCCGTGAGCAAGAAAGCTCACGGCAAACAAAAGGTGTGAGAAGAGATCACCAGAATACAATAAAAATTATTTTCTTGCAAGTCTTGTTTTTTTAATATAGTTTCCCATATTAATGATAACAAAACATAACAATAGAAAGGATAATAATGCGTTATACATATAAAGTAAGAGAGATTGGCAAAGAAGAAATACAAGATATGGAGGCTATGTCACTCAAAAAATTAAAAGCAAAACTAGATCATAAGAAAGAATACTCCGTTGAATATACAAATAAAAAAGGAAACTTTCTTGTTATCACAACAAAAGGAAAGGAGAACAAGTAATGGCTAATCCAAAATACCATAAGTCGGTATCAGTGCCAAAGCCCGCGTGGGACAAGGCTAATTTTTTGAAAGATAAAATTATATTAGACACTAAGTTAAGCATAAGTAAAGTAGTAGAAAGTTTACTTAACAAGGAAGCAAAGAAACATGGATACAAAAATGGAAAAGCGGACTAAAATATTTTGTCCAAAGTGTAAAGGTAATGGATTCTATCGAGTCCCTTATCATCTAACAGAGGAAGAGGTCCATGCACAATGTGATGATTGTGACAGAACCGGGGAACTCTGGATTGAAGATAATTTAGAGCCCCATGAACTAAGAGAGAAAGGTGTAATATGAAGAGAAAGAAGAAAGTAAATATAAGTTATATAGCAGGCTTATTTGATGGTGAGGGATGTATTACTACAAGTCAAATCATGAAATATAACCCAACGATGAAAAGACGATACAAATGTACAACAATTCGGGCAGAGATCTCTAACACAGACTTTGGTTTAATTGATGATTGCTACAAATTTTTTGGTAAGATAGGACATATCTGTCATATCAAACCAAGAATCACTGCGATTGGAAATAAAACAAAACCCCAAAAGCGTTGGCAACTTACACATAGACAAGTAGAAAAGGTATTGAAGAAACTATTACCTTATTTACGTTGTAAAGATAAAGTTAAAAAAGGTAAGTGGGTATTGAAACATTATAAACAAGGTATAATAAATGGGGCTAAACATTATGCAACATAAATCTATGTCTCAAATGAATAAAGAGAGGAAAAAGAAATACAATGCAGTGCACGCGTATGGTGCAATGCTTAAACTATTTAGAAAAAATTATGTCGATAAAACGAAGAATAAAATTAAGAAGTTACCGAGATAGGGGTACACATTCAGCCAAAGGCGTTTCCCTGGACCTAAGCACAGAGCCGAAAGGCCCGCGACGAAGCTCGGCGGTAGAGAAGACGAGTACCGATCTAGACGGAGATCTTCCTACCGATATGATTAGATTTGAAGAACACTCGGAAGAAGAGTATCGAGCCCACTTAAAAAAATTTTTTAAGGGTGATGATGAAACATAATAACTCTTACATCTATCCGAAAACCGTTAGAACAACGATCGAAGGTAAACGACACTATGACATCGATGGTGGTAAATACAAACTGCCTAGTGTAACTACAATATTGAGTGCCACACAGTCGGCCGAGAAGCGCGAATCGCTACAAAGGTGGCGTGAACGAGAGGGAGCGGAGAATGCAGCGCGGATCGTGGCTACATCTGGTGCCAGAGGTACAGCGATGCACAAGATATTGGAAAAATATATATTAGAGCAAGGCTATCTAGACCAAACAGAGGTAGGCCAGGAGGCACACAATATGGCTTTACAGGTTATACAAAAAGGTCTTTGTAATGTTTCAGAGTATTATGGTTCAGAGGTTACCTTGTATTATCCTGGGCTTTACGCAGGACAAACAGATTTAGTTGGCATGCATAAAAATGAAATGGCAGTGATAGACTTCAAGCAAACAAACAAACCAAAGAGACGTGAATGGATTGAAGATTATTGTACACAGTTGGCAGCTTACACAATGGCTCATAACTTTGTACATAAGACTAACATATCAAAGGGTGTAATTATGATGTGTAGTAAAGATAACTTTTATCAAGAGTTTATAATAGAAGGACTTGAGATGAAAAAATATATGCACCAATGGTTAAAAAGAATAGATCAATACTACGATGAATTGAAAGGAAAGGACTAATGAGTTTAAGATTAAGAGATTTGCAACAAATCTTAGGTAAGTTTACCGATGGTAACAAAGGCACTTCCATATCAGATTGTTTTATTTATATGGAAAATGATCAAGGTGGGTTAAATGAGATTGGTAAAATAGAATTACAAGAAAGCAGATTAATAGGTAAGATAAATAGTTCGGCTGCCTGGAGGGTTGTCCTCAAAAAAGACAGAAAATATACGTATTTACAATCCACAACATACAAACAGACTTAAACGTATGTTCACATTTTGGCCACATTTTAGTCACAATTTGGACCAAAAATACAACTTTTTGTTGTAAAAATACGACAATGACCACCATAAGAGAAATATTGGGGGCATTGTTTTTTTTTCAGAGTAAAAAAATATGGCGTGGTCACGTGGTCAAAGGGGGTTTTTTGAGCTATAAGTGTTGGTATAAGCAAATAATAACACTACCAAGACAGCGTTTTTGCGTGGTAGGGCGTGGTCAAAGTTGGTATTCGGCGCGCGCGACCCTTTTTGTTTTTTTTAAAACTTTTTTTGCCTAAATATTTGCCTTATAATGAAATATGCCAAAAAGACGTAAGAAATCTAAATATAAATTTGCAGTGATTGGTAAGAAGAAATATTACTTCTACAAGATAATCTGGGTTGATCCGTGCGGAGATGCGGGCCATGCTGACGTAGATGAAATGAAGAAGTTAAAACCTGCTGTTATGGTTTCACAGGCATACATATTTGATAAAGATAAAAATCACGTATGGACATTTGCATCTTACGACACAGAATCTGCTGTGTTTTCTGATCGTAATTGTTTCCCTAGAGCAATAATAAAAAAAATGGAGAAGATACTTACATGAAAAAATACATAGATAAGTTTCATCAATGGCATTTATTGTACAGGACAGAGATAGTATGTTTTGTATGTGGATTCTTAATTGGTGTGATAATTATATGAAAAATAAGACCTTGACTAAGAACATGCCATTTGTAAAATGGAACGCTATACCGCCTGTAAAAGGGCCAGACTCACAAGGAGTAAAATATGGAGCTAATAAGAAAAACCCTAGCACTACTAAAAAGCGTTTGGGTAAAAACACACGAGTTCTTTAATCGGATACAGGGATCTGTTTTGTTTCTGATTTTGGTTGTGACTCTTCTGGACTAACATTAATTAAACCTTTATGATCATCAAGAATTTTAGCCATCTTGGCTTCAAGTTCTTTCTCTGACATATTATCCAGATTACCTGACAATATAAGTTTTTGATCTACGTAAAGCCCACCAGCTTTACCACGAGCTACCTCTGCGTTTATGGCTGCAGACCAGGCACCTTTTTTCATTGCATCATCTCTTAGTTTGGCTAACTCACCAAGGTGTCTACCCAAATCTACTTGATACTTCTCTTGAATCTCTTGTCTTAACTCTCCAATGTATTTGACAACAAGAGGACTAATTCTTGGGTTACGTAATTCAGATGCTGCCTGCCTTGGTCTTGTCTTGTATCCAGCCTCATAGGCACACTCAGATGCACTCTTTCTGCCTTCATTGTAGACCAAAAGCTCTGCAAATTTCATCTGTTTTTCTGTTAATTGTCTA